GTTGGTTGTTTTAAACGTCTACGCTGGTACGCTGGCTACAAAATCGCTGTTGTTTGCCTTGCTTTCTTCCCGTGGCACTGCTTCTATCCACGGTTTCCACTGCCCTGAACCGCCGTGATTCGAGAACGCAAAACTTAACTGGTCGCCTGCGTTCAACGAAATGGGGGTTGCCAACTGGATATAAACGATCTTCCCTGCTGCTGTTCCCGATGGAATGTGGATTACATCCACGGCTGTGGCATTGGTATCGTTTCCTGGCGTTACCCTTCGCGTCACGGTGCATGTTGCGGCGCTGCTATCCGTTGCAACGGTGATGAGCACGCCCACTGCGTACAGAGTAGCCGGGTGGTTCACCAGCATATAGACCGTTTTGTTCACCACACTTGCGATGGCTTCATCCGATCCGATTGCCGGGTCAATGCAGTTAATTACTGATTGGCTTGAATATGGCATGGTTTATGCCTCCTTTCTCAATTCTGCCAACTCTCTTTCAAGTTGGGTAATTCGTTGACGTAGGTTTGAAATCTCGTCAACATACTTTTGATCAACTCTTGAGCCGTTTGGATGTCCCTTTCTAACCCACAATTCAAGGTTTTCAATCCTGTTATCATTTCTGATACCATTCTTGTGGTGAACCAACTCATTAGGCTCAAGATACCTTCCAAGATGCTTCTCCATAACCATCCTGTGTTCGGTAATGCTTTTATATTGTTTCCCTTGCACAATAGGATGATTTGGCGAATACACCCAGTTATACCCACTGCTGTTAGGAGTATTTTTATAGTTTCGTAGTTCAAGATTTTCAATGCGGTTGTCTGATCTGATTCTATTCTTATGTCTAACCAATTCAGACGGTTCCAAAAAGCGTCCAAGATGCTTTTCCATGACAAGGCGATGTTCATATACCCTCTTATCCTCTTTATGACGTACTGACGGATGATCTGGTACATGAATATAAATGTAACCGTGGCGAGAGAGGAATCTATCTCCTTTTTCCCCTCGCATATTCCACGGTTTTGGCTTTGCCTGTTTGCGACATTCCGCAGAACAGTAGGCTCTTTGTCTTTTTTTAGGTGAATAAAACTCTTTCCCACAAAAAGGACACACCTTTTTAATTCTTCTATCTGCCAAATAGCACTCATTACTACACCATCGTTTCGTCTCACATCTTGACTGTCTTGTATAAAACTCTTTTCCGCAATGTTCACAGTGTTTCGTTACTCCCTTTTTCAATGGGGTCATGTTGCCCTCCTTCTACGAATATCAATATGTGATATTTTATTGTACCACAACTGTCATTCGCTGGCAACATTATAAATTCCTCAATTATCACGATGATGTAATATGCACTCCTTTTACCTTACCGGCTGTCGCTGTTGCGCTCCAAGAAAGACCGGCGCCGAGAACTCCATACCATGCGGCAGCGTGTACCCTGCCGAAGTCCTGTCCCATGTTTACCTGTGCCCTTACTTCCGGTGTTTCCACCTCTGCCATGACACAGAAGTCGTCGCCAAAGATTACCGCTTCGCCCAGGACTGAGCCGGTTCCCTTGTTGTTGGCAAGGTTTGTGGTGTCCTTGACCTCGATGCAGCGTATTGATTCGATCTTTCCCACTTCCGAGTTGTGGAGCACGTCGCCTTCCCTGAGATACTGTTTCCAGGTTTCAAAGGTAGGGTCATTTTTAATACCCCTCAATCCCTTTGTGGAGATGAGGCCGATATAATCGCCGTTCTCGTAGGGCGGAACGATGTAGGTATCAGCAAAAGCATCCCTGATGGCTGCAAGGTGCGCCACGGTGAGATTTGAGGTTGCCGATGTGGAGGCTGTGCCGTCCTCGTCAAATGAGCCTCCGGTCAATGAGGTCGGGATGTACTTCAGATAAACCGTTTTCATTGCAGTAGCATAGAGCCGGTCAAGGCTTTTCCTCATCTGCTCGGTTAAGGCTTTCTGAATCCTGTCCTCGGGGTCAAACTTGCTTAAAAGCTGGCTGATGTGAGTGAACGCCACGCCACGGCCATATTCGTAGACCGTGATGCCGACGCTTGTCTGGGTCATCGTGTCAATGGGGATGCGCTCTGTTTCTGTGAGAGCCGCACTGGTCGGGATGGAAAGAGCGTCAAAACGCATAATGGTGATCGTTTCACCTTTCTTCCGTCCGAACCCTGGCTCTGGCCGTACAAAATCAGCAAAGACGGACTCAACAACCGCTTGCTCTCTCAGCTTTGAACTGATCGTGTGCGATTTATAAGTACCGGTCGCTGTATCGTAATTCCAAGTCCATTCAGGCATGGAAAATACCTCCTATCTCAATTTTCTCCGTTCCTTGACAGCCCGGATTGCGTCACCCATTGTCTGTGTGCCTTCATCCTGGCTTGTTTTGGAAACCAGTTTACCTCCACGCTGCAAGATGTCAAACTTGCTGCGGTTCTTCTGTTCTTCCTGATAACGGGCGGTTTCTTTGCCCCTTATGCCGTCCACGATTGCCTTGCACTGAGCGATTGTCCAGGTAATCTGCTCGTCGAGAGACAGATTCTTGTCTGCCCATGCCGCCTGCGCCCAGAACAACTGCTGAATCCCTGGTATTTTGTCCAGTTCTGCCGCTTCAAGCGCCTTATCTACCGTGGTGTTAATAACTTTCAGGTCGTTCGCGGCTATTTCCTGGCGTTCCCGTTCTTCCTGCGCGGCTATCTTGGCAATATCCGCCTGTCCCTTCATCCATACTTTAGCCAGTTTCATGTTGTAGTCCGGGTCATCCGTCGATAGTTTGTTGGCTGCGTCTATCGTTGCGTTGAGTATCCGGTCCTGCTCAACCTCCCACTTGCCTTTCTGGTTGGGGTCGGCCTTCTTTTCCACTCCATCAATCCGCTTTTGCAGATCTTCGACAACCTTCTTGAGCTTTGATGTTTCAGTGGTCGATTCATGGAGCTTCTTCTCGGCCTCGCGGTATGCTTTCTCCGCTTCCTCGTGGCTCTTGTACTTCAAGGGCTTTTCTGGTGGCTTGTCCTCTTCCTCCACTTCTCCGAATCCTTCAAGCGGGGGCTTTGGCTCGATACCTTCCGGGGGCTTACCATCTGTTTCCTTGGCATCAAGGGAGGTGGTAAGTGTGTCCTTCGTATCTTTTCCGTCACCGTTTAACATTTCAGCCGTTACCGTTGTTGCCATTGTGTCACCTTCCAGCGTGTCCGTGTCGGGGCTGGCCTTTCTTTTATTTCAATCCGCGTGTCCTTGTGGGGGCGGTTGATTGCCTTCATTTCTTCTCTCTCCGTATCATCAACAGCCTTTCTGCTGCTGCATGTCCTATATCAACCTGATAATTCAGGCTGCGTATCATGTTCACCAGCGTTGTCGCCTCTGAGTCGTTTTGTACGAGTATGTTGATCCTCTGGGTGAGCTTGTCCAGGACGAGATTAACAAAATAGCTGCCTTCCTCGCTCGACAACCTCTTTTCCGCCTCCATGCCCTTGTCTATCTGAACCTCAAGAATCTTTTCCTCTCGCTGGCGTTTCTGATTGATGTCAAAGGTCTTTGGCTGTCCGGTTAAGATGTCAGTCTGCATACTTCTTCCCCTTCTTCTTCGGCAATCCCTTCTCCGGTGTGCTGGCGAAGTCTGATAACTGCTTGCCTGTCATATCCAAAACACCTTTGTTCTTCTTGCTTATCTTCTCGGGTGCGTATTTGGCCATACTCATTAAACGTCTCTGAACCTTGCTTTTTGCTGGCATTACATACCTCCCTGCGGTAACTGCTTCTGCCCTGGTATCTGCACGACGTTGTTGGCCGCTTCCTGCGCCATCATTGCCTCTGCCTCCATCTGGGAGACAACCTGTTCAATCTGGTCTGCTTCTTCCGGGGTCACTATAAACTTGGGATCGTAAAAACCTAAAACGGTGTTTGACTCCTTCAGAAGTTCATACGGTTTGAAATACTTACCGAATAACTGGCTTTCCGCCTTCTGCATCATAAATTGCAGGCGTGGTATGAGGTCACTGTTTTTTATCTGCGCCGTTACACCACTTACTTTGATGTCACAGTTTGACTCCAACATCTCCATGCGTTCCTCCGGTCCCATTTGCGCAAACGCGGCAAACGCCGGGTTGTTCGGAAACACCCTCGATATTGGCGGGTAGCTGTATTCGCTCCAATTCGGTATGATGGTTTCAAGAACTGCCTTGATAACGTGAATAGCTGCTTCCTCTATATCCTCGCCTATGCTGTCGAAGATACCCATGGACTGTTCTGTCTTGATCTCAACCTCGCCCTTCGTTATGTTACTTCGCTGTCCGGGAAGTCCTGCAACAAACTGGTTGATGAATGAGCCGTTTTCCCGTTTGCTGTCGTAGTATTGGAGGATTGCAAGCACCTCGTCCGTGTTCCTGCCCTGAACGTAGGCATCACGAATAATCTCTCCGGTCAATGGTGCATTTTCAGCCCTGAATATCGGTTTTCCAGGTTCAATAATTACGTCGGTTGGGTCTTCCATGAGAAAACGGTTGATCTCCCGTATCCGGTTGACGCGCCAGTTAAGATCATCAATGTGTAGGCTCATGAGATTGCATGACATGAGCCACAGAAACAGGCTTGACTCAACTAATCCGTGGCCTTCGAAAGCAAACATATCTGGCATGGGGGAAAACGATACACCTGGCCAGCGTAGCGTAGGATACGGCGAAGGTTCCGGGTTGAGAATAAGCACATCACCGGCAACCATGAAACGTGCGTTGGGTAGTAGCATATTGCCCTGCTTGTCAAGTACCACGCCCCACTGTTCGATAACCTTCACGGACTGTCGGTAGGTATTCCGTTGATGGTACTGCCCTTTCCGTCTTGCCCTCTTTTCCTGGCTCTCTCCTGCAGGCCATTGGTTCTCTGAGGCTGTCACATCTTCAAGCCTGACATAGCGCCCATTCTCTCCCAATGCCTTTACTCTCCACAAGTCCAGCCATTCCGTGTGAATCCAATAGTTTCCACTCCACGGATCGCGGGGGCTTGCATCAGGATCGCGGTGTATCTGCCAGGGAGGTACAAGGTCGAAGGTCAATCCAACTCCATCTTCCCAACGAGGGATGATCTCATGAGATTGCCCGATAGCGAAGCCTAACTCGCAAGCATCACTAAACTTGGTCCCGAATTTCCCGTGTTGCTGGTTGAGCCAAAAGGTTAAGAGCTCTCGGTTGAATTGTGCGGTTATTGCGTCATCATCGCCCTGGGGGTCTACGTTGAACCAATCGGGCTGACGAAATGCCTTCCTGACAATAGCGGTAGCCTGCTTGACAACGGCCATCATGTCACCTGTTATGACTTTGGCCTGCCAATCCTGCTTATTGCTGTAATCTATCTTGGCCCGGTATGCCTTGTAGCACTCATCCCAGAGATAGCGTATGTCATGGGTGGCCTTCTCACTCTCTTTTATGCATTCGTGGCAATATTCCACATACATATCGGGGTTTTCATCCCCATACGCCGTAGCCGCTTCTTTGCGTTCCTCAAGTTCCTTCGGGTCGGTGATTAACTCAGGGTCTTGCTGTTTACGCCTTGCCATTTATCCCGCTCCAATTTATGCGATCGTAATTCCTGCGATATAATTCCGTGTTCCCAAGGTGGCCTTTACACTCGGCACACTGACAAACACCATTCGGCGGGTGGGTGTTGTGATTGCCTTCGAAGGTCGAGCCACAACCACAGCAAGCCCAGCGCTCCTGGTCCTTGCGCCGTTCCTTGCCTCTGAACACCTGTATCCATTTACTCATCGGATAACACCTCG